GTGGGGAGCCGTATGCGATGGCGAACCTTCAGGCGGCGTGTCGGTCTTGTAATACGTCGAAGCGGAATTCTGCGTTGGCGGCGCGAGCTCGGCGGGCTGGTGTGAGGTTGCGGGCGTGGTAGCTGTGTCTCAGTTGGTCGAGTTGCGGAAGACGATTGCGGCGTTGAGGTTGCGGCCGGAGCATGCGGCGTTGGTCGCTCAGTGTGAGGGGTTGGCGGCGGCGTTGGATGAGAAGCCGACGGCGGCGGCGTTGTGGCGGGAGTACCGGCCGGCGGTTGAGCAGTTGCTTACGGCTGGGGAGGCTGAAGTCGGAGATGGTGAAGCCTCGTTCCTCCGACTTGTGTCGTCCCCGGTGGGCGACGAAACGCAGGCCGGAAAGGGAGACGCTGGGCCCGGCGGTCGCCGTGGTGGCGGAGGTGTTGGGTCAACCGTTGATGCCGTGGCAGCAGCAGGTGGCGGACGTCGGCCTAGAGCTTCTGCCTGACGGACGTCCGGCGTACCGGTCGGTGGGGTTCACGGTTCCTCGCCAGTCTGGGAAAACGACGTTGATTCTCGGGTGGGAAATTCAACGGGCGGTTGGTTGGGCCCAAATTCTTGGGCAGGCGCAACGGATCATTTATTCGGCGCAGACTGGGAAAGACGCGTCGGAGAAGCTGCTTGAAGATCAGGTGCCGCTACTCGAACCGCATAAACGTCTGCTTGGTGTCCGGCAGGTTCGTCGAGCGAACGGGTCCGAGTCGGTTTTGTGGAATAACGGGTCGAGGATTGGGCTTCTCGCCTCGGGTGAGGATTCGGGTCACGGGAAAACTCTCGACCTGGGCGTCAAAGACGAACTGTTCGCTGATGTGGATATGCGTCGAGATCAGGCGATGAACCCGGCGATGGCTACTCGACCTCACGCCCAGGCGCTTACGGCGTCAACGATGGGGACTTCTGAGTCGTTGGCGTTGAACGCCGAAGTTGCGGCCGGCCGGAAAGCTGTTGAAGAAGACACCGCTTCTGGTATCGCGTATTTCGAGTGGTCCGCCACACACGAAGACGATCCTGGCGACCCGGCGACGTGGTGGCGGTGTATGCCAGCGTTGGGTCGGACGATCATGCTCGAAGTTGTCGAGGATGCGTACCGTCGCCTCCCGCTTGAGGAGTTCAAACGGGCGTACCTGAATATCCCGACTGCTGCGGAAGACAGAGTGATTCCGGCGGCGGCGTGGGCTCGGGTGTGTCGACCGGATGTTGAAGCTACAGCAGGTGTCTTCGCGTTCGATGTGAACCCGGAAAGGTCAGTGGCAGCGATTGTCGCAGCCGGTGACGGTCCGGTAGTCGAAGTGATCGACTACCGGCCGGGAACAAGTTGGCTTGTCGACCGGATCGTGGACCTCGGCCAGAAATACAATGCGGCGTTTGCTGTCGATAAGCGCGGCCCTGCCGGGACGTTCATCGAGGAACTGGTCCGTCGTGGTGTCCGACTCGTTGAGCTTGACGCGACGGAGATGACTCGGGCGTGTGGTTTGTTCTACGACCTTGTGCTTGAAGAGCCAAGCACGTTGAGTGTCCGGCAAAACACCGATCTGGATGTGGCTGTCGCCGCGGCAGAGAAGAAGACGGCCGGGGATGCTTGGGCGTGGGGTCGGAAGAACTCCCGGTTCGATATCTCACTTCTGACGGCGGCGACGGCGGCGGTGTGGGTTCATGCCAACCATCAGATGATGGCTGTCCCTGATGTCGTGTTTCTTTGAGAGGGGCGTGATGCGAAACCTGATCGCGTCTTCCGCCCAACTCGTTGGCGTTGCCGCTGTGATCGCTGGTGCGTTCCTTTGGGCTGTCCCTGCGGGGGTAGCGACGGCAGGTGCGTTCGTGTTGACCGTTGGGGTGTTGATGGACCGGCGGCTGTGAGCATCCTGAGCAGATTGTTGGGGGCACCGACCGAACAACGGACCATCTCGGAATGGGATGTGGCGTGGGGTCGGGACGTGTTCACGTCTTCAACGAAGGTGAACGAGCTCAGCGCGTTGAATTTGTCGTCGGTGTGGGCGTGCGAAACGTTGATTGCGGATGCGATCGCGACGTTGCCGGCGGACACGTACCGTAAAGATGCCGGTGAACGTGTTCCGACGACTCCACCTGTTTGGTTGGATCGCCCGAACCCGGTCCATTCGGATCGCATCAATTTCGAGACGCAACGTGTGTTGTCGCTTCTCGGGTGGGGTAACGCGTATGCGTTGCTTGTCCGCCGGCGGGGTTCGGCCTTTCCGACTGATGAGATCATCGAACGGTGGATGTTGGACCCGTGGTCGGTGTCAGTGAATCGTGTGTCGCTCGGCCAAGTCGAGTATCGCGTTCACGGCATGTTGGTCCCGTCCGGCAACATTCAGCATGTGAGCGGGTATGTCCTCCCAGGTGACGTGCGTGGCATGTCTGTCGTGGCAGCAGCCCGCCAATCGATGTCGCTCGGTATTGCGGCCGAACAGTTTGGCGACAAGTTCTTCCAACAGGGTGTGCAGGCGTCGGGTGTTCTCGAAGTGCCGCAACTCGGTGCGGAAGCATCCCAAGATGTGGTGGATCGTCTCCGCGAGATGTTCTCGAAACGGCATGCGGGGGCCGGAAACGCGGGGAAGCCGTTGGTGTTGACGGGTGGTACGACGTGGAAACAGACGTCGGTGAACCCGCAAGACGCCCAGTTTTTGGAGACCCGCAAATTTCAGGTGTCTGAGATTGCCCGTTGGTTTCGTGTCCCCCCCCACATGATCGGTGATGTTGAGAAGTCGACGTCGTGGGGGACGGGGATTGAACAGCAGGCCCTCGGGTTTGCTCGCCACACGTTGGTTCCGTGGATCACCCGGCTCGAACAGTCCGATTCTCGCTTGTTGCCCGGCAAACAGTATGTGCGGTTCAATTTGAACGCTTTTACTCGGGCGGACATCAAAACCCGGTATGAGGCGTACCGCATTGGTCGCGAAGCCGGGTTTTTGAGCCCGAACGAGATCAGGGCGTTGGAAGAGTTGCCGGCAATCGCCGAGGGTGACAGCTATTTGCAGCCGTTGAATTTCGTGCCGCTTGGTACGGAACCCGGACCTGTTCCGGGGGGAACTGACCCGATTCCTGACGAAACAGGCGGAGTAACCGATGATTGACCTCTCGAAGCGGGCGAATCTTCATGGTGTCCGGGAAGTTCGGGGTGTCCTCACCGCGAATGTGGACGCTCCTGATGGTGTGACCGGCGCCGATTGGGGTGTTGATCTTCGTCTCGCTGATAGCAGCGATGAGAACGTGTGGACGTACGCGGGTGAGGCGTCGGTGGTTGACGCCCCGTACGTGGTTCACGACTTGTTCGGGGAGTTCACCGAAACGATCCGTGAGGGTGCGTTCAAACGGACGTTGGGGAACGATCCGTTGGTGTCGTTCGTGTGGATGCATGACATGGGGACTGTGATGGCCCAAACCCGGGGGAAGGGTTTGGTGCTCGGCGCTGATCCGCACCTGTCCGTGTCGGCGGATGTGCAACGGTCCGACCCTGACGCGCAACGCCTAGAGGCGAAGTCGCGTGCGGGCCTCGCGTCTGCGATGTCGTTCGCGTTTCGGGTGACGGACCAAACCTGGAACGACGATTACACGGAACGTGACATTCTTGCCGTCGAACTTCATGGCGGTGACGTTTCCGCGATTGCTACGGGTCATGGGGCGAACCCTGCGGCTGGTGGGCAGTTGCGTTCCATTCTTGACGTCGATGAGGTGATGCGCTTCCTTGAAGCTGCGTCTCTGGACGACGAGCAACGTTCTCGGCTCGGTGCTGCGATCACGTTCACCGACCCGGAAGACCCTGAGGTGCCACAGTCGATCCGCGAGGACTTCGCACGACTGTTCGCACTGATGGTTCCCTAGCGACGCTGGAACCTCTCTCACCGTGTTGTAGCCCCCTTAGACGGGCAGACCGGGTGAGGGACGTCACCACCTCGCGCATCCGAACATCCGATGCGTGCTCCGCGCGCCCATTTCTAGGAGTGACAGTGGATCAGAACTATGTGAAGGGCCTTATGACTGAGCGCAACCGCGCTTGGGAACAGGCGAAGGGAATCCTCGACCGTTGTGTGACCGACAAGCGTGAACGGTCCGTCGAAGAGGACCAGATGTTTGAGCGTGCAAACGCTGACATCGAACGTCTCGGACATGAGATCAACGATTGGCAGTTGAACGAGCGTCAGCGCATTGATGGTGACGTTGCCCGTTCGGCGCTCGAAGGTCTTCTGCCTGCGGGTGAGGATGAGGCCCGTGGCCGTGCTCAGGCTGTCGGCCTGGCCGACTGGATGCGTGGCGATGAGCGTGCCGGTAACAGCCCGTTCTTCGATCTCGACTTGAAGCCGGCGGCGAACCTGTTCCGGGCGATCCGTGCGGGTGCAGACCCGAAGGAAGCTCGTGCGATCTACACCGATGGTGGCGCTTCTGCCGGTTCGATTGTTGTGCCGGTCGGGTTCGAACGGCAGTTGTACCAGTACATCGAGGCCAGTTCCGCTATCCGTCGTCTCGCACGGGTGATCACCACCGATTCCGGTAACCCGATGACCTTCCCGAAGGTCACGACGCATGGTGTCGGCACTCAGGTGATCGCGCAGGGGACGGTGATTGGTGGCACCGACCCGGTGTTCGGGACGATGCGTCTCGACGCCTACAAGTACGGCCAGCTCGTCAAGGTGTCGACCGAAGCGGTAGCCGACACGGGTTTCGACCTGCTCGGCTTCGTCGCGGAGAACATCGGTCGTGCGGTCGGTCGTATCACCGACACGGCGTACGTGACGGGTGGGGGTTCTAGTGCCCCGAACGGCATTATCGCCGCCGCGTCGGTCGGTGCGAAGACGGGTGGTTCACTCATCGCCCTTGGTGGTGGTGTCGCCACCCTCTTCACGGGTACCGGTGACAGCCTTATCGACCTTCAGTATTCGGTCGTGGACGCGTACCGGGATCGTGGTGCGTTCGTGATGAACGACGTCACCGCCGGGGCGCTCCGCAAGCTGAGGGACGGCAACCTCGGCACGATCGGTTCGTACGTCTGGACTCCGTCCACCACGTTCGATTCGATCACTGGGCTTAGCACCCCGGACCGTATTTACGGTTCGCCGGTCTACACGGACGTGAACTTCGGTACGGCCGGTTCGGCTGTGAAGGTCGTCGCGTTCGGAGACTGGTCCGCCTACTACATCCGTGACTCGGGTTCGTTCCGTCTGGAACGTTCCGACGAGCGGTACTTCGACACCGACGAGATCGGGTTCCGTGGCCTTCTCCGCACGGACGCGGACCTCATCGACAGCGGTGCGATCAAGCTGCTTCAGCAACTGCTGTAACGGCTGGTAAGTGGCGGCCCAGGGACCGCCGCGTGCCCCGTCTGGCTTCGGTCGGGCGGGGCACGCATTTCCCTGGACCACACCTTCTCCCTGGGAGGCGAGATGACCGAAACGCGAGTCAACAAAGACAACTTGGACTCCGAACTGAAGCGGATTCATCGCGAAGGCAAAGAACGAGTGGTGAGTGTGCGTGGCGACGGCCCCGAAGTGACTGTGATCACCGAGAAGGTCGTGCCCCGTCAGGAGACCCGGTAAGTGCGTCTCCTGCTGCACTCCAACGGGCCGAACACCCCTACGGGTTACGGCGTCCAAACTGCGCTTCTCGCATCAAGGTTGCGGGACGCAGGCCACGAAGTAGCGATCTCC